TTAAAAGAATATGAAATAGAAATAAATCAATTTATATTAGTAACTGAGCCTTATGTAATGGCTCATACTACAAGCAAAGCAGGAGCTATGACATTATTAACGGCATTAATTGTAAATTTATTAGAACATGAAAAAGCAACAGAAGAAGATATTGATGAAGTCGTTAAAATAGCTAAAAAAGCTTCAAAAATGGGTGTAGAAGAATTACTAAAAGAAACAATGAAAGAAACATTACAAAAATTAAAAAAAGAATTGGAGAATATGTAATATGGACGATTTTAAAGAATTAAAAGAAATGATAGAAAAATTAGAAAAATTAGCAGAAGACAAAAAAGATAATAAACAAGAAAACAAAAAGAATATTCAAGAAGCAAAAGAAAACATAAAAAGATATTTAAAAGAAGATATTAAAGCAGTAATATTTACAAGCGATGAAGGACATAGTACATTCGTTGGATCAGGAGGAGATTTGCTTGGATTATTTGCTTGTTTAGTAGAAAGGTTAACACAACTTATGCCTTTTGAAGTAGTTGCAACAACAGTTGTAGCAGGATTAGCACTAGAAGACGATGGAAAAACAATGAATAGAGATAAAATCAATGAATTATTAGAAGTCATGAAAAAATGTATGTAGAAAGGAATGATGACCTATTAATGTAATATGTATAACAGGAAATTTATGTAAAGACGTTGAAATAAAATATACAAAAAATAACAAAGGATTTGTAGAAAATACATTAGGGGTTGCCAAAGAAAAGAAAAGAGAAGACGGTTCTAAGGATAGCGATTTCATTGATTTTGTAGCTTTTGAAAAGAAAGCAGAATATTTAAGCCAATATGCCAAAAAAGGCGATAAAATCGAAATTAATGGTAAATTAAGAGTAGATACATGGCAAGATAATACAGGAAATTATAAAACAAGAACTTATGTAGTAGCAGATTCTGTAAAGATCTTAACTGCAAAACCTAAAGAGAATAATAAGGAAGTTCCTTTTTAATGATAGGCAAAGTAAAAGAAATTATTGATTACTTATTAGAACAAGACAAAGAAAAGATTTTTGAAATAAAAGAATTCAAAAGAAAAAGGTCTTTAAATTCAAATAGTTATTTATGGTTATTATGTACGGAAATAGCAAATATAATGAATTTATCAAAAGAAGAAGTTTATTTGAAGATGTTAGAGGACTATGGTGTATCATTATTAGTTCCTCTAACACCTGATAGTGAACCTGACGGCTTTTTTAAATATTGGAAGTATTTTGATAAAGGAGAACTTAACAATAAAGAATGTATATGGTATAAAGTATTTAAAGGAAGTTCCGAATATAATAGCAAAGAAATGAGTAATTTATTAAGTGGAGTTGTTGAAGAAGCAAAACAACTAGGAATAGTTACTTTAGATGAGTTAGAATTGCAGGAGATGATGGATAGATGGTAATAAAGTGTAAAAATTGTGGAGATATTATAAAAGGAGATAAAAAAGGCACTTATATAACTTGCAAGTGTGGAATGGTAGCAATAGATGAAACACCATATTATTGCAGAATTATAGGTAATAAAGATGAGTTCGAAGAAATCGAAGATCCTGAACAAGAATGAAAAAGAGTTTTGCATAATGCCTGAAAGTCTATATTATAAAACATATAGATTTAATGGAAGCGAAAGACATGAGGTTTTTGAAGGTAGAACAGGAAATAGAGATAAATCTATTGAAGATGGCTTAGTAATATTCTTAACTCCTGAAAATCACAGAACAGGCAAATATGCAATACATAAAAATCCGAAGTATTGGAAAGAAATAGTAAAAATACAAGAGATTGCAGAAAAAAGATGGTGTGAATATTATAATAAAACACCTGAAGACTTTAGAAAAAGATATGGAAGAAATTATATATAAAATATTTACTTTTTGGAAAAAATGCAGTATAATATATAAAAAAAGAAAGAGGAGAAATTGAAAGTGAAAAAGAAAGAAACAGAAAAAGAAGTGGTTTTACAACCCGTAAAAATTAAGGAAGTTGAAATAACTATTATAGGAACAAGTCCATTAATAGTAAACAACTTTAGTACAAAGAGTCAACAACAAATATTAGACTCACAAATGAAAGTAGCAAAGAAAGAAAAAGAAGCAAGAAATCCGATAGAAGATTTTATGAGAGCTTGTTATTGGTTAACACCAATGCCTGAAGAGTTTACAGAAGAGAGCTTTGATAAAGCATTAAAAGAGGGAGCTAGATTTGGTTTTCCTGCAAAAGGAATAAAAGCTAGTATAGTAAGTGGAGCATTTAGAAATAAAATGACTCCTGACAAAGTTAGCTTACAAGGAGCATTCTTAATACCTGAAGAATTAATTGAGATCAAATATGAAGACTTAGAAATGCGACAAGATTATGTAAGAATAGCTCATGGTGGAACAGATGTAAGATTTAGACCTGAATTTAAGAATTGGAGTATGACATTTAAAATGTTATATAATGAAAATGCTTATTCATTAGAACAAATACTAAACTTTATAAATCTAGGTGGATTTAGTTGTGGCTTAGGAGAAATGCGTGTGGAAAAAGGTGGAAACAATGGAGCATATAAGGTTAAAACCGAATAATATATATGAATAAACAATATATAGTATATAAACATATTTTTCCAAATGATAAGATATATATAGGAATAACATCACAAAAACCTGAAAGAAGATGGAATAAAGGAAAAGGTTATAAAAATTCAACAAGAATTTATAATGCAATACAAAAATATGGATGGGAAAATGTAAAACATGAAATATTATATGATAATTTGACAGTTGATGAAGCAGAAACAAAAGAAAGAGAATTAATAAAAAAATATAAAAGTAATGATGATAAATATGGATATAATTTAGAAACAGGTGGAAACTTGAATAAAGAAATATCAGAAAAAACAAAAAAGAAGATAAGCAAGAGAGTATCAGGTAAAAATAATCCAATGTATGGAAGATCTGCTATGTTAGGGAAACATCATACTGAAGAAACGAAAAAAATTTTAAGAAAGAAAATGAATAGTTATGAAGTACATCAAAAATTATCAGAAAAAAACAAAGGGAAAAACAATCCAATGTATGGTGTTAGATTACCTGAAAATATTTTAGAGAAAAAAAGGAAAAAAGTATTATGTGTAGAAACAGGTAAAATATACAATTCATTAACAGAAGCAAGTAAAGAAGAAAAAATAAATATCAGTTGTTTATCAGAAACTTGTAATGGGAAACAAAAAACTTCTAAAGGATATCATTGGAAATATATATAACTTTGGTTCTTATACAGTAAAAGCAGATTAGTGTAGAAATACACTTTTCTATATACATTGATAGTTTAAAGGTAGAATGTTGGTCTCCAAAACCAATGGTCTAGGTTCGAGTCCTAGTCAATGTGCCAATTGTTTAGGTTCGACTCGTTGTGTTGAAATACGCTCTGTTGCGTTTAGTTATGCTATGGCAGGCAGGGTGGGGTTGGTTAAGGTAAGGTCGAGTACGGTCCGTTAAGGCAGTTGAGGTAAGATGTGTTGGGTTGTGTTTAGATATGTTAGAATTTGGTTCGTTGACGCAGGCAAGGTGGGTTCTGTTTTGTTAAGTTTAGTTTGGGTCTAGTCAGGTCTGTTAAGGCAGTTGTGTTGCGTTGAGATACTGTGGGGTTAGTTGTGTTGGATTTTGGTAAGTCAGGAGGAAGGAGGACAAAAAATGAAAAAATATAGTTGGAAATCGGCAGGATTTAGTGCAGATGTTCAAGTGGTAGGAGAAGAACTAGAAGAAGTAGAAAGAGAAGGAGAAATAACTGCAGAACACGTTTTAGAATATGCAGAAAGACATAAAGATAGTGAATTACATAAATGTTTTGAATGGAATGATGATGAAGCTTCAAGAAAGTACAGATTATACCAAGCAAGACAAATTATATGTAGTATTAGTGTAGAGATCAAAGAAGAACCTAAAGTAAAACAAAGAGTATATTTTAGTGTTAAGAGTTCTGATACAGATGACAGAGTATTCAAAAACATTAATAACATATTAGAAAATGATGATGAATATAGACAACTTGTAGAAAGAGCAAGAAACGAATTTGACTCATGCAAAGAAAAATATGAAACACTATTAAATAAAGAAGATTTAAAAGATATTATATTTGAAATATATAGAGGAGTATAATATAATATAATTAACTACTACCTTTATAGGTAGTGTACTGATGATATATAAAGAAACCTTCAAGTTTTAGCATATTAAGTTATGGTTTAGAAAGGCTCGACAACTATACTAGTTGAAATGAAGATTGTCAAAAAAACTAAGACGTGGGGAATGGCAGACCCTTTATATCATTAGTACAGTACTTGTAAAATAGTACTATTATATGTCGGGTAAAAGAAATATGTGAAATGGACTAATTCTAGATAATAACAAAGTAGCAAACGTGAAGGTACCTAAATCACACCTGGCGCCAATTTTATGGGTAGCATAGAGTAGATATATAAAAGTTTAGGGGAAAAAGGTAAAAAAGCAAGTCATTAGGTTAGAAATTAGTACTTGCATTTCTCTTGGAGATTTCTAACAAGTCTTATAGGCATATAAGATAAACCTTTATATCTATTCTATGGTACTTATAAAAGAAAAAATTAAAAATAAATAAATAAAAAAGTGAGGCACTACTACTTCTATATTTAGTTGTTTTCGGTTTTTTCATTATTAATCCTATCTTACCTTTTGTAAGTACCGACAATTTAATTTCGTCTATGATAAAAGTTTTATAATAATATAAAAGTTTTGTGAATCTACTCTTTTTCATATATTCATAGGCGAATATAGAGGGTTGGTGTAACGGTTAACGCACTCGGCTTATATCCGAGGAAGTAGGGGTTCGAATCCCTTACCCTCTACCATTGAAATTAAGATTAAAGTATGCTACAATATTATTGTGGTGGTAGCTATGATTAGTCTTGAATATAATTTAGAGAGTGTAAAAGTATAAATCTTTTATGCTCTTTTTTTGGTATTAAAGTATGGATGATGATATAATAATTAAAGAATTACAATTTTATGGATTTATGGATTTCTTTAAAAATAGGCAAAGAATAAAAGACAAATATCAAACACTAACCACAAAAGAAAAAAGAATCTATAAAATGTATGTATATTCTACTTGCTTTGAAACAGAATTTGCAAAAGATTTAATATGGGAATTCTTGAATTGCACAGATATTAGTTATTATAATGATCTAGGAATTTTTAAAGAATATGGAAAAAGGAGAAAACAATGTCAATGAAAGATTGGATAGTAGGAATAAGTTTAATATTGGGGTTAATGCTAGTGATATATTATTGTATTGATGAGAGGAGATAATATGTTAGATTTAGTATTAGCAGTAAGAATTATTTTAATAGCAATAACAAGTGTCTTAGTGTTTGGTGCTTTAATATCAGACAAAAAGAACAAAGGAGATTGGCAAGTAATAGCTTATCTAATAATTATATTGATATATATTATATTGAGGTAAGCTATGGATGGGCAAACAACAATATTTGATATGTTATATCCTACCTATAAGATTGAAAAACCTATAAGATTAATAGAACTGTTCGCAGGGTATGGAAGCCAAGCTTTAGCATTAAAGTATTTGGGAATCCAATTTGAACATTGGAAAATATGCGAATGGGCAATAAAAAGTATTCAAGCATACAAAGATATACATTTTACAAATGATAATACTGATTATTTTAGTCAACAAGCATTTGATGATAGTTGGCTAATAAGTTGGTTATATGAAAAAGGTATATCAAGTAATTACAATGAGCCAATGACTAAGGAGCAAGTTATCCGTTTGGGATCAGAACAAAGAAAAAAGATTTTCAATAATATATGTTCTACTCATAATCTAGTAAACATTCAACAAGTCAAAGGCAAAGATTTACAAATAATAGATACAGACAAATTTGATTACATAATGACTTATTCTTTCCCATGCCAAGATTTAAGTTTAGCAGGAAAAGGAAAAGGAATGAGTGATACTTCCACAAGAAGTGGAATGTTATGGGAAGTAGAAAGAATATTAAATGAGTGTCATGATCTTGGAGAAATGCCAAAAATTCTAATTATGGAAAATGTTCCTCAAGTACATGGAGAGGGTAATGTAGAAGACTTTAATAAATGGCAATTCAAATTAGAACAACTAGGTTATAAGAACTATTGGCAAGACATGATAGCTACAGACTACGGAATACCACAAACAAGAAATAGAACATTCATGGTAAGTATTTTAGGAGATTATAATTATACATTTCCTAAACCAATACCACTTAAATTAAAATTAAAAGATATGTTAGAAGATAATGTTGATGAAAAATATTATTTAAGTGATAAAATGATTAATTTTTTTACGCATAACGAAGAAAAGCAAAAAGAAAAAGGAAATGGTTTTACATTTAATGTTAGTGATGGAAATGTAATTGCTAAAACAATAACAACTCGTGCAGGTAGTAGAATGGATGATAATTTTATAAAAATAAAAATGCAAC